GACATTTGAACAAGTTCTCCAGAGCTTCACTGCTGACCGTAGGAAACGTTATCAAGTTGCCTACGATTCACTCGTTCGTGACCCCTTGGATATTAACGATGCGAGGATATCTGCATTCGTTAAAGCCGAGAAGATTAATCCGTTGGAGAAAGAAAACCCAGATCCACGGATGATCCAAGCGCGTGACCCGAGATACAACATCTGCATAGCGAAGTATCTCAGGCCCATAGAGCATTTCATTTACAACATGACAGACAGGTGGGGATATCGGTTGGTGGCCAAGGGCCTTAATCAGGCGGACAGAGCATCCATTTTGAAGGAGAAATTCCTGATGTTTGAGGATCCTGTCTGCTTCTCAATCGATGCAAGTCGTTGGGATAAGCATGTAAGCATGGCCGTGTTGAAGATAGAACATGCGTTTTACCAGTCTTGCTTACCAAATTACCCCGAGTTCGACCGGCTGCTTAAATGGCAGCAGATCAATCAGGTCAGAACGAGCACAGGTGTAAAATACAAGTGCTTCGGGGGGCGGATGTCTGGCGATATTAATACCGCGCTTGGCAACTGCTTGCTTATGGTTATTATGGTCCAGGCTGCCATGAAGCTTTTAGGCATTAAGTACAGCCTATTTGACGATGGTGATGATTGCCTGGTGTTGGTTGAAAGCGCCGATTTTTCGGTGGTCGAGTCGCGTCTCGCTGGCATATTTTTGGAGTTTGGTCAAGAACTAAAGATCGAAAATATTGCTAGAGACGTGCGGTCAGTTGTGTTCTGTCAGTCTAAAGTAGTTAATAACGGGATTAACGACATCTTTGTAAGGGACTGGCGGAAGGTCTTGAGCCACGCTTGTTGTGGAACAAGGCACTGGAACGATCCGTTCCTTGTGAGACCCATGTTGGGCTTGGTGGGCGTGTGTGAACTCGCCCTCAACGCAGGTGTGCCGATTTTGCAGGAGTTTGCTCTTAGCTTAATCAGAAATTCACGTGGCCAAATTGCTAGCTTGGACAAGATGGCGGCCACGGGTCTCGTTTATCGAGTCAAGAACGAATATGGCACCCTAGAAGATGCTCAGAAACATGCCAAGGAACGCGCGGTAACACTAGCTGCGCGAGAAGCTTTCGAAGAAGCTTTTGATTGTCCCATATGGGAACAGCTTGAGATTGAACATCGATTGAAGCTGTGGAACATAACAACAACGACCGCTACAACCGTTCCAGACGAGTGGGGACTCGGCTGGGAAGATTGTAGATCCGACCTAGCTTTTATACCAGACGTTTTCTAATAAGGGCCTCAACTAGTACTGTGCCTACTAGCACCCTCGAAAGGGGTTGCGAAAGACTGTCCACCTGGTGGGTTGCCATAGGGATACTACCTTTGGGGGGTAGTGATGACGGTTTGTAGATACCACAGGAACGAAGGGGCCTTGAGAACGGTTATGCGAGGGCGGTACGAGAGGAGAAGCGAAAGCACGTGGCCTTCCTCTCGTAGAGAACATTCCAATCCTTTACGGGCC